TACAAACCTTTCAAACTGAATGTAAAGTATTTTATACCTGTATTGGGAATAGAATAAAAGACCAGGTAAAATACTATATAATATCTGTCCGTGTCCTAAAATGTCCTAACTATTAATTATTCTTTGCCATGTATCTAACCCATGCTTCCCCTACAACATCCGCAAACTGTCTCCATTGCGGACGATCATAGTGTATTTCACCAACGCCCTTTCCAGCGTGACCCATCATCTTCTCTACATAGTCAGAATCTATACCCAACTCCCAACGCATGATAGTGCGCCAAGAATTACGCAGATTTCTAAATGGAATGTATTTAAGATTCTTTTCTTTGAGAAGCCTATTCCATACATAACGCACTACCTGCTGACTTACTGGCTTTCCATAGCCTTTATCCGTAAGCCAGTCTGTATCAATGGAGAGAATATCTTTTGACCATGGCTCTGGAATGACTATAGGTCTTTTGCTTTGTGACGTCTTTAGCTTGTTTAGTACTTCTCCGTTATTATCTACTTGTGTATCAATGTCAATAATGGCAAGCGTCATACCATCATATTTATAAGACATGATGTTTTCTTTTCTCACGCCTAATGACTCACCAACACGGCATGAACCAATGCCACAGAGAATAGCTGGGATATATACGACAGAGCCACGCAGAGCTTCTAAAACCTCGCAAAGTTCACTAAGCGAGTAAACAGCCGTATCACGCTTATTCGATTGCTTGGGCATCCTATACGTGACGCTTGCAGGGTTTGCTGGCAGTAGCTCAAGCATGACGCACTTATCGAGCACTTTACGCAGCAACATAAGCGATGTCTCGGCGATTCCCTGCGTCATAGTAAGCAGCCATTCCTGGATTCCAAGAGGTTTAATTGCCGTGATTGGCAAACTCCCCCAAACAGGATCTATGTGCCTTGTCCATCTACTGACATAGTTCTTGTATGAGTTCTGAGAGAGTTCGCCTTTCTTCAGTTGTTCTTGCAACTCTGAAAGGTACCACGCTTCAAAAGCCTGTCTGAGCGTTGGCACAGGCTTGTCTGAACTGTGTTCTATACGTCTTTGCGCTAATACTTCATCAGCTTGTTTGCGTGTGCCATAGACGGTCTCAGAGTGTCTTGTGAATCCTCTACCGTCTCCCGTGTCTGCCATATAACGGATTCTACGTTTCCCAGAACCCATTGGCTGGTTTGAACCCCATGAAGAACGTTTACGTGGCATAATGTATGCACCTTCCTAACGAGATGGAAGCTGCCCTCTGATTTGTCTTGGCGGACTCAGGGGGCTTTTCTTTTGTTACTGCTTGCTAAGCTTTAGGAGTCCCGTCATCTTCTACACTCTTTGCTTTAGCGTTATCAAACACACAATATGCGCTAAACAGGCAAACTGAGAGAATGACAAGACTAAAAATCACGCCAAACCAGTCAAATGCAGCAAGATATTTAGGGATATTCATTAAACTTGATATTGCGAAAATTACCATAAAAGCAGCAAATACAAGGCTGCCACATCCAGGATTGGCTGTACTTGCTTGCTCATTCTCGATGTCCTGGACATGAATATTAAGCTCTACATTTTGTGACTTCTTATAATGCTTAGTAGATGTCTTTTTAGAAGCAGCTCTTGCTATGTCACTCACGCCAATAGTGGTTCTTCTATACAAGAAGTTGTTGATGGCTCTCTTTGGATTCTTGATAAAGCCAACACCCTTCTTGCCATAAAAAGGATTTACTGCCTTTTTAAGAATCCTTGTCATTCTTCCTGTTGTGCATGCCTTAATTGACTTATTAAGGCTGAATTTCCTAAATCCAAACTTCATGACTACTACCTCATCTCACTGGATGCCTGGTACCACACAACAACACCAACAACCTTGATAGACTGTTCGTTGCTAGTAAAAATAAGGTCTTCAAACTCTTCATAACTGTCAGCGGTGAGCATAAGAGAGTTGTTACCTTTGTACCAGCGTCTCATAATAGCTTGATAATCTTCGGTTTCTACCACGACAATAGATCCATTAGAAGGTGTAATTGTTGGGTCTAAAAGAACATGAGAGCCTTCTGGGATAACACGGTTCATACAATTACCTTCTACTTCTAACACCATTGCACTAGGGTGATTTTTAGCAACGTTAGAAGGCACATTTACAGTCTTCTCACACACTTCTTCATCTACAAGTACTCCAGCATGTACTCTGCCTAGAGATACAAGAGGCAAATATGATTCGCCGCTAGAAACTGCTTTCATCGCTCCTGGAATACTTGAGCGGTAGCAAGCGTTCATTCCACCGTCTTCAATAATATTGCTCTTGGAGATATTGAAGTGGTCAGCCATGCGCTGGATTGCCCCCATGCGTGGCTCAGAGAATCCGCCCTCCCACTGAGAGACAGCACCTCTTGAGACACCCGCAATCTTAGCAAGCTGCTCCTGGGTAATCTGATTCATCTCGCGAAGCTTAATAATATTTTCCCTGATAGCCATGAGGTTTCCTCCTAGCGTTAATTATTTTTTACATTTTACGTTAAAATCTCTTGACATACAATGCTAGTTTATCTAGCATACTAATCAATCAAATTAAACGACTTGGAGAGGAGGTATTAAGCATGAGACGAAATGAATCACTTTTTGAAGCCCGCAAAGCTGCTGGTATTACAATGCAGGAAATGGCTGATGAACTGGGTATTTCTCGTCAAACCTATAGAAAAATTGAAGAAAATCCAGCCATTGCAACCGTTTTGCAAGCTAGACGTATCTGCGCTGTTTTAAGCCGTAGTTACGAGAGTATTTTTTTCGGTCGAAATGCTAGTTTAACTAACGTTAAATAGGTATTTTCCATCCTGCTTTTTATGTACCTTGCAAACCGAATAGACGTAAATCGTTACAGGGAAAGCAACAACACTTGCTCAGCTTCTTGGGTTGGTGAGTACCTGTCGCAATAAAGTGAATGGCTAACGGTAGCCAGATAACGTTGCATGGTCGTAGTGATAACCATGTAGGACCTTACAGTCCGCCACGCTAAGCGTGAAGAGCGTGCATAGACGCTTTGTTTCTATGCGAGTAATTATTTAGGCACAAGTGTAAAAACAGCTACAAGCAAAGATGCTAGAGCAATAACGACAGAGACGACTGAAACAATACGTGAGAACCACGTCTCTTTTCTTGCGTCTTCTACATATCCCCTAAATGCTTCATTTTGAGCATTCAAAACACGAGCTTGTTCTCTTAAGACAACCAGCAACTCGTTAATACGCAATTGCTCATCAAGTGGTGTTGGGTCAATTAGATCAGCAGCTCTAGCAATACTCCAGTCCTGTATTTCCCTGGTTTGTTGCAGCAATTCGCTGACGTCTGGCATATCTTCAAAAGGAGTATGAATTTTGGAAAAGTTAGAAGGCTTAGCAGTTTCATTAACTGCTTTTTGTAGAGGGCTTAAATCATCCATTAGAAAACATCCAATCCGTATGCTTTCTTGTCTAGTTTCCATTCTGTCTCTTGCGTGCTCAGTTTACAGCATTTTTGCAAATTCACTGTTGATATGCATTTTTGCACTTACTTTTTCAGTATCTGCTCTCGCTTTTGCGGGACTTATTTATTAACCAAATCTAAAAGTTTGCCCTCACACTGTCGCATAGCGTAAGGGCTCTGTTCTCCCTGGAGGTGAACATATGAAGAGTATACCGCTTCAATTCAAGAAGATTGCCGTTGGAGCTTACATCTGCTCTGCAATGACAGGCATCTTATTTGCTCTTATTTATGCCACGTTCTCAGTTTGTGGCGTTTTTGGACTTCTCCCCTATGTAGCAATCTCTATCCCCGTTTGGAGGTGGATTGATGACATCAACGAAGCAGAAAGAGATTACCGCAGACGTGAGCGTTCTCGCAAAGCTATTTGAGAAGTTCATGATTGCTTCTGCGGAAGCTCAAAGAGAGCTTGCAGAGAAGACAGGAACCGTCAACGGCTCTCGCTCACTCAATGCAGCGGTACTTGCAGGACTGCCACCACAACTGGCTTACACGATTGCTCAAACCTCTAAATACTCTGGTATTCCAGGCTCAATGCTGAGAGCTGAGCATAAGGCAGGAGCACTCAAGTTTATCAAGCCAGCAGGACAAGAGCGTGGATACATGATTACTTGCGAAGAAATGGACAGATGGTTGGCTGATTCAGTCAGCTAAGAAAGGATTGATTATGAACAAAGAAGAACGTGAGTTGTTAGTTGAGCGAGTTGCATTTCTAACCGCTCTACAGAAGAAGGTCAAAGAGCATCTTGACGCACACGCAGCAGACAACCTGCGTACACAGCTTGATGATGAACTGAGAAACCTCTACGTGCAAATGGGAGTCTCCAAGCTTGACCTTAAGGTGAACGGCAAGAAGGTTGGCACCGTGTCAGCTAGGCTCTCAAAGCCAAAGGTTGAGGTTGTACCACAGGTTAAGAGTGTTGCTGAGTTTGTTGACTGGATCATGACAAGCGATTCTGGCATTGACACACTCACCCGCCTAATCACGCTCTACCCAGACAAGGTGCTGGAGTGTGCAACGCAAGACGGTGAGCTTCCAGGCGGTTGCGAGATGGTAAAGCGTGAAGTCGCTGAGTCTTGGCTTGGTACCACGCTTCGAGTTGACGCTGACAAGGTAGCAGACGCTTACCAAGGACAGTTGCCACAGCGTATCTACGGACTTCTGGGAGATGGTAAGAATGCTAACTAAACAAGAGCGTGCAGCAATCGCCGAGAGAATAAAGAGTGTTGACTATGTAGACGAGAAAACATTCTACGAATCGATAGTGGGCAAGTGTGTACCTAGTACAACGTCATACACTGAAGACTTAAAGACGATGTTCCGAGTGGTCCTAGATTTATGCGACTCGTCCAACATGATTGAGTTACCGCTGGATAAGAACGGCGTACCGTTTAAGATAGGTGACACGGTATATGACCCCAATAACAAACAGCGCAAGGTCAATGGGTATGTCTTTGTTAATGGCTGCTGGAAAATCATTGTTTCTTTTTGGTCCGAGTCTGACTTTACAAGCATTTATTCAAATGACCTCACACACAAAAAACCTGTAACAATCGCATCACTGGCGAAAGAGCTCACAGATATTGTTGGTTCAGATTATGGTACTCCTATGGTGGTTAAACGTAAGATATCCGACATCGCTGACCAGCTCGAGAGCCTAGGTGATAGCGATGACTAATCGTGAAGAGGTAGCGAAGAAGTGGCGACAAGTCGGCAAAAGGTTAGACAAAGAACCTCCGATAAGTCTTACGGGTACAGCATGTATAGTACTTTGGGAGCTTTTGGAATCTGCTGGAATACGTGATAACAATTCTTACAGTGATGTATTTAGCCGTCTAGCCAACCTAATTGACCCTACATGCAGGCCAGTTGAAGCGGACAATAACATCGTTTGTTCCGAGTGCGGAGCTGACCTGTATGACGATGACTTGTATTGTCCTCATTGTGGTGCAAGGGTTGTGAGAGGACTAGAGACGCTTGAGCAAGCTGCTCTACCAGCAGGTGGCTATATCGACAATCAAACACTTGCCCTGGCAACGTAAAGGAGTTGCGATGAAAGAAAGCGAATACGTTGGTGGTACTGACGGTTTCAGAAAGCTTTGGTTCACAAACGAACCAATCGTGAGATGTCGAGATTGCAGGTTTTGGGCGACAGAACATCACTTTTTCGGCGGTTGTACCGGTAAAGAATTTGACCCGGACGGCTTTTGTTCATGGGGCGAGAGGAGGAGCGATGAACAACCAAGACAAAGCAGCTGAAGCAGTTAAGAAGCTTGCACAGGTTGCGTACTTGACCGATGGTGAAGACATCAGCGATAAAGTCAAAGGCAAAAAAGTCTATTTGTCAGGACCAATTACAGGAATAAAAAACTACAAAGGTTTGTTTTTGTTTGTTGAGGAACTTGTCAGGATGTGTGATGCTGCACGGATCTTTAACCCTGCTTCACAAATCCCAGACAGCCTAAGCTACGAGCAAGCGATGAAGCGTTGTGTTACTGCGTTAGCGCAGTATGAAGTAATCATGGTGCTACCTGGATGGCATGTCTCAAAAGGAGCAAGACTTGAACATGATATTGCGTTCGCTTGTGGAATGCACATTATTGACTTGACCGATTACAGGCTTACTCGCTGTTTATGCAATACTGTAAATGTTGCTCTCTTGGAGTTGCTATGAGCAAGCAAAAGCAAAAAGGCACAGCGTTTGAGCGTCAAGTCGCAGAATACCTCGCAGCACGTCTAGGAGCTGATATTGAGCGCAGAACCACAGCTGGAATACATGACCGAGGAGACATCGCAGGGGTATTCTTCCGTGGTCTTCCGGTAGTCGTGGAGTGCAAGAACTGCACGCGTATGGAGCTTCCAAAGTGGCTCAAGGAAGCCGAGGTTGAACGTGGCAATGCAGACGCAGAGTTCGGCGTGGTAGTGCATAAACGCAAAGGCACAGGCGAGAAAAGCTTCGGTGATACTTACGTCACCATGACACTTGAAACGCTCGCAGCAATGATTGCAGGAAGTCATGAGCTTCTGCAATAAATCAGTATTTATTTAATTCCCCATTTATCACAACCTAATAGAAAGGTTCAACCATGAAGAAGATTCTTCAATGGCTGGCTGTTGCTGTCTTTGCATGCCTGGTATTTATTCCAGGCATTGCACAGGCACAGACGGTACCAGTTCAGCTCACAAGCTTCCAAGTTACCAACTTAGAGAAGCAACCAGTCAACTCAGTAGGCTTGCACTCCAAGTTCTACATGAACATTAACTGGGATGCCACAGGACAGGAACTCCACAACGGTGATTCATTCGACATTGAGCTTCCAACTTTCCTGCGCTTCCCAGATAGCGCAGCTTCAAGCTTCAACCTCTACACACCAGATGGTGAAGTTTGCGCGGTCGCAGAGATTAACCCGCTCACTCAGACGTGTCATGTCACCTTCACGAATTACGTTGAAGGTAAGGACAACGTCAAGGGTTCTATCTGGCTTGCAACGTGGATTGGCGAAGATAACGGACTAGATCATGAGGAGTTGCGCATCGTTCAGACCTCAACTGGTCAAGTTGCAACGTTCACAGTTCACACTGAGCGTCCTAACGTGCTCACAGGCGAGGTCATTGCTAAGTGGGGCGTTGCTGACACAGACGCTGACACAATCGAGTGGAAGGTGCGTCTGAACGTTAACCAGATGAATCTCACCAACGTCATCCTGGAAGACTCAATCGAAGCTGGCTCTTATGTACCCGGCTCTTTCAAGCTCTACCGCGTCCACATGGACGAGTACGGCGCAATCGATGACTCCTATGGCTGGCAGCCAGTACAAGTCGATGAGCCAACCATTAACGGCTCTACCTTTACGCTCAATCTCCACAACGCAATGGCAAACGGTGAACAGTACTTCCTTATTTACCGCACAACCAAGAACCCACGCATTAAAAACTCCATCACGCTGTATTCAGCTGAGAAGCAGGCATCGAGCGTCTGGACTTATGTAGCAGCGGACTCCGGTGGAAACGGTAACGGTGACAACCGACCTCAGCCAACTGAGCCGGAGACTCCACCAACACCAACTCCAGAACCTAATCCAGGACCACAGCCACAGCCTACTCCAGAGGAGACTGAGCCAGAGCCACAACCACGGCCAGAGCCAGAGCCAGCTAAGCCAACAAAGAAAGTCAAGAAGGCTAAGAAGACAGCTCTACCAGCAACTGGAGACGACGCAGTCGTTGCGGTTGCAGCAGGACTTGGAGCAATCGCTCTTGTATTCGTCATCGCAAGCAGGCTTGGAAGAAAGGAGCAGTGG